GGAGATAATACAATGCTAAAAAAATACACAAAAAACACAGATATCAAAACATGGTTTGAATGGTTGAACATTAAAAACTATAGCAACAACAAATATAAAAACAGTATGCTAACAAACCACAAAAAGATAAAAGCATGGCTTAACACCATGAACATTAAAAACTATACAATCAACCAATTAGGAAGTGTCACAGTGTTTAACAGTGTTGATATTTCCCGTAAGAATTTAACAGTAATACCCGTACAATTCCACAAAGTATACGGTGATTTTAATTGTTCTTATAATAGTTTGAAATCGTTACACGGTTCACCACAGGAAGTATCCGGTGATTTTCGTTGTTGGCATAACGGTTTGGAATCGTTAGAAGGTTCACCCCGTGAAGTAGGTGGGGATTTTCATTGCAGTTGGAACAGTTTGACATCGTTACATGGTTCACCACATAAAGTAGTGGGACATTTTGATTGTCTGTGTAACAATTTAGAATCGTTACACGGTTCCCCCCGTGAAGTCGGTGGCGATTTTAATTGTAGAGATAACCGTTTGGAATCATTACACGGTTCCCCCCGTGAAGTCGGTGGGGATTTTCATTGCAGTTGGAACAGTTTGAGACGGTTAGACGGTTCACCGCATAAAGTTGGTGGAGACTTTAAATGTCGCCGAAACAGTTTCAAAACGATCCCAAACTGTGACACCGTTATCAATGGTCGATTATTCTGGACATAACAATTTGTAGTACCGGCGAAACCAAATTATGGATGCCCCCAGTATACGTGAATTATATATAATATGTAATATTTAAAAAGGAGTAAATCATGAACTGCTTATTGACCATTGCTGTGTTTGCTGGGGTAATCGCTATATTGTATTTAATTTTTAAAGAAAAAGACATTTGGCCACAGTAGAAACTGTTGTGTTGTGTAACATTGTATTTTAAAAGTTAATAAATACAATGAAATTGAATTTATTAAAACAGTTACATTTATAGGAAGTCTACTAATGTCATCAAAAGAATCAAAATTAAAGAAATCAGGCGATTTAATAAAAAAAGACTCTTACAAACCTGAGTTTTGTGTTGATGCTATTGAATTTTTGGCAAAAAAGAAAACGCTTACGGAATTGGCGGCACATTGTGGCATCACTACGCAAGGAATGGACAAGTGGAGGACTAAATACCCTGAATTCGATGACGCCATAGAGCGAGGCAAGAAGTTAAGCACTATATCAACTAGAAGTCTGTCTACCTTGAAATACAATGACGGAATTCCGGCAAAAGTGGTAGAACTGCTTAGTCAAGGACTTTCCAGAAAGGCGGCGGCGGCTAAACTTGGTATAACCTCCCGCACCTTTATGGCGTGGCGGCACAAACACCCTGAGTTTAACGAAGCGGTTGAACATGGTGATGCGCTCTCCCAATTATATTGGGAAGAAGCTGGAATGGATGGAATGAAAGGTAAAATTGACAAATTCAACAGTCAAGTTTGGACCACCAGTATGAAGGCACGCTTTGGATACACTGAAAAACAAGAAATCACCACTCAACAAGAAATAAATTCAAAGCTCCAAGTTGAGTTTGTGAACACGGTCGATACCGCAAAGGATGTGACACTTGACGTCATAAACGACGATGAAGACCTCATAATAAAATGAGTATCAAAATCCCCCAACAGTTTCAATTTCTGTTTAAACCAAAACGATATAAAGTCATGTTTTCCGGCAGGATGGCTGCCAAATCTTGGTCAATTGCAATAGTCCTCCTTATTCAAGGCGCTCAAAAAAAGCTTCGGATATTATGTAGCCGAGAATTTCAAAATTCAATTACAGACAGTGTTCATAAATTGTTGTCTGATATGAATGAAAGATATAAATTGGGGTATGTGATCACACAACATTCCATCAAACATCCAGCAACTGGGACTGAATTCTTGTTCTATGGTTTAAAGACAAATATCACAAAAATTAAAAGCTTAGAAGGAATTGACATATGTTGGGTTGAAGAATCGGAAACGGTGTCGGAGGAAAGTCTCGATGTTTTAATCCCTACAATCCGCAAACAAGGCTCTGAAATGTGGTTCAGCTTTAATCCAGGGTCTGAAGCCGACGCAGTGTATAAAATGTTTGTTATTCCACATCAAGTTGAGATTGCTGAAACTGGTAAATATGTTGATCAACAGCACTATATTCTGAAAACACATTACTCAAAAAATCCATTTTTATCCCAAACTGCGCATGATACGATAAATAAGCTTAAATCTTTAGATTACAATAGGTATAAACATATTTATGGCGGTGAACCGCTTTTTGAGAATGAATATAGTATCATCCAGCCCGCTTGGTTCGATGCCGCCATTGACGCACACAATGTATTAAAGTTTAAAGCCATTGGTGCTAAGTCTATTGGCTATGACCCGGCTGATGGTGGTGCGGACAAACAGGCTATGGTTTTCAGCCATGGATCCGTTGTCAAAATGATAGAAGAATGGAACGATGGGGCGCTTGAAGAAGGGTGTACGAAAGTTTATAACTATGCGGAAAAACAAAATGTTCAAAGCATAATTTACGATTCAATAGGCATTGGCACGGGAGTGCGCATTAAACTTAATGAATTTGATCCAAACAATGTCATCGAAAAAGTGGCATTCAATGGGGCAAGCACCCCCATTAATCCAAAAGTTAAATATAAGGACGATCAGACTAACGAGGACATATTTAAGAACTTGCGTGCTCAATATTATTGGGCATTGCGTGATCGTTTTGAAAATACGTACCGTGCGGTAGAATTGGGCGAATATGTAGACCCTGAAGAAATGATAAGTATTTCATCGGAATGTAAGCACCTTGACAACCTAAAATTAGAATTAACGGCCATTCGCCGTGTGCAGGGGCTTGGGCGAAATTTAATTCAGATAGAAGGGAAACCTGCAATGAGAAAGCGTGGTCAAAAAAGTCCAAACATTGCGGATGCACTAATGTACAGTTTTGCCAGCAAAAATGAATCAAAAAAATTAATACCAATACCAAATATAGTTTACGCCAGTCAATGGTAGGAGAGTCATATGAGTTTATTATCACTTATTCCTTTTGCAGAAGCATTAATTAATGCTTTTTCGAAAAACAAAGAAACAAAACAGGCAATCAAAGCTATCAAAAACGCCGGTGCCATTAAATTGGCGCAGACCAAAGTTGATGCTCAACTTAGACTGGCTGCGGACGATGCAAACAGTGCGGGTAATTTAGATGAGATCACACTTAAAACTGTGGGGTGGAAGGATGAATACTTAATGATCATCATAACAATTCCAACTATTCTTGCCTTCTTTCCGGGCATGGTACAATATGTAACGGCAGGATTTGAAGCCTTGGAAAAAATGCCACTTTATTATCAATATGCGTTAGGCGGCGTGTACATTTACGTTTTTGGATTTAAAAGGGTACTTTTGAAAATGTTTGAATCAAAATTTGGTAAATAATAAAACACGATGCAACCATACATTGAATAAATAACAGTTGGGTCATTCGTTTAAGGAATAAAAATGAAGAAATTAAAAAAACAATCAGCATCCGACGTTGATAATTTGAATAAAGTTCATAGTGAAGCGTTGAAACATTATGAAGCATCTTTCGCCGCCGAACGTGGCCAACGTGACGAATGTCTCGAGGATATGAGGTTTGTATTTGTTGAAGGCGCACAATGGGATGATATTGACAAAAACAGTCGCAAGGATCGTCCACGATTTGAGATAAACAAAGTTGCGGTACCTGTAAATCAAGCAATTGGCGAACAACGTCAAAATCGAATATCCATTAAAGTGCGACCGGCAAAGGGCGCCGCTTCGACCGATATGGCAGATGTACTTTCGGGGCTCATTCGAAATATTGAATCAGAATCACATTTTAAAGAAGTAAAGGACAATGCATTCAAGGAGATTGTTTCGGGCGGTATTGGAGCTTGGTGTTTATCTGCCGGATTTGAGGATGATAGTTTCGATCAAACAATTCAGATAAAAACTATACGTTCGGCTGCTTCTAGTGTTTTTTATGACCCATCATCAACCGAAGAACTAAAACAAGATGCAAAATGGATAATAGTTACCGAAGATGTAGACCGTGCCTACTTTAGGAAACGCTATCCCGATGCAACAGTTAGTGATTTATCGTCAAATACGAATTCTGGATACTTGAGTGAATGGCAAACACGCGACACCGTAAGGATAGCTGACTATTGGGTAAAAGAACCCTGCATTAAAGAATTGGCATTAATGACAAACGGTGACATAATTGAATTAAATGAAAAAACGCAAAAAGTTATTGATGAGCTCGCGTTGCAGGGTAATTTTATAGTTAAAACCAGAAAAAAACACAGTTATAAGGTAGTGCATTATAAAATAAACGCTTCTGGTATACTTGATGGTCCGAACGAATGGGCTGGATCTATGATTCCAGTGGTTCCGATATTCGGCTACAATGTATGGATAAATGGTCAACATTATTATCGTGGAATGGTTCGTATGGCGAAAGATCCACAACGTGTTTACAATTATGCAACGTCACAGGCAATTGAAGTATCGGCGTTGACACCAAAGGATCCCTATTGGGTCACGCCAAAACAGATGGAGGGTCTTGAAGGGCAGATGAGAACGTTCAATGTTAATAACAATCCATTTATGTTCTATAATGAAGACCCTTTGAATCCGGGACCGCCCAAACGCGGTGGCGCACCGTCAGTACAAGCGGCGTTGATTCAACAAGTTCAACAGGCAGATATGGATGTTCAAGCGACGACAGGGTTGTATGCACCGTCTCTCGGTGAGGCGCAAACCGATCAAAGAAGTAGAGCAATTCTCGCTTTACAAAAACAAGGCAACACAAGCACACACGAACTGGTTGATAACTTGGCCAAAGCCGTCGAATACACCGGCCAGTTACTTATTGATTTAATACCAAAGTTATATGATACTGAAAGGCAAGTTAGTATTTTAGGGGAAGACGGTTCAACTCAAGATATAGTGTTGAATCAAAAAGTTGTGGATCGTCAAACTGGCGAAACCGTGTTGATAAATGATGTAGCGCTTGGAAAATACGAAGTTATATCGTCCGCCGGTCCAAGTTACGCAACTAAACGAATTGAAACGTTGAATTTGCTTACTAAATTGGCAGAAGCAAACCCAGCATTTGCCACCGTTTCTAGTGATTTGATTGCACAATCCGTTGACTTTGAGCAAAGTGCGGAATTAACAAAACGTATAAGAAAACAAATGTTATCCCAAGGTATTGTTGATCCAACGGATGAAGAGATAGCGGAAATGGAAAGTAATCAACCACAGCAACCTAGTGCTGTCGATCAAATTAATTTTAAGATGCTGCAATTGCAATTGGAGCAGCAGGCCGCGCTTGTAGACAATTTGGAAATGCAAAACAAAAAGATACAAGCTGATTATGAATTCAAAAAGGCACAAACCCAAGTTGAATTAACTGATGTCATTAAGACTAAGACTATAATTAACAAGAATTTAGATGATCAAGGGATTGCGGCAAATATGCCAATAGAAGCTGGCGAGTTGTCGGCGCGCCGAAAGAACATGCAACTGTTGAATGATAATCTTGAAATCTCACTTGCAGATGTAGAAAAAATGGAAGAATTAAGTTTACCAATTGTTGAACTGCCCCCCGAAGTATTACCACCTGAACATTTTCAAAATGAAGATGGTGTTTTAAAAAGTTAAAAGGTGAAAACTGGTTAAATAGTTTAGATAAATATACATGAACAATACAAATGTTCATGTATAATTTCGTTATACACAAAATAACAAAAGGAAAATTAAAATGACCGACGAAAACACAGCACAAGCTACAGAAGAAACACCGATTGAAGAAACACCGATTGAAGAAACACATACGAATGAGTTGGTAGAAG